CGGCAGCGCCTTTGCGCCAGCCCTTGCGCCCGAGCGCCGCCCTGCGCCGCGTAGCGGTTATTTGCGCGAAAGCCGCTCATCGATCCTGTCGACGCGTGGCACGGCGCTCCGCGACCACCGCGAGGAGGTGCGCATCGCTTGGCGTCGCGCGGCCGGGCTCGCCATGGACATCATCCAGAATTCCGGCCGACTGCGCGGGGCCGTAGACCAGGTCATCGCGGATACGGTCGGCGTCGAGTTGATCCTCAACCCCATGCCGGACCTGTCTCGCCTGGGGTACGATGCGCAGGAGACGAACGAGTTCATCAAGCTGCTCAAGGCCGAGTGGAAGCACTGGGCCTGGAACGCGAGCGAGTGCGACCTGAAGGGCAAGTTCATCGTGCCGCAGATGGTGGACATCGCGCTTCGGCACGATGTGGTCTATGGCGAAGCCCTGGCCTTGATGGACTACATGCCGGCAGGCCTGCGCCGCCGCTACGGCATCTCGTCGGGCACCAAGGTCTGCCTCGCCACGCCGACCGCACTGGTGCAGGACACGAATGAGTTAGAAGGCCTGTTCCAGGGCGTCATCCATGACGAAATCGGTCGCCCGGTGGCCTACAGGCTCGCCGAGAGGGAGACTGGGTTTGTCGTGAAGCGCGACCACCGCGCCTATGACGCGCATGGTCGCCAGATGGTTGCGCATGTCTTCGATCCGGTGGATAGCAATGACGTGCGCGGGATATCGCGTCTGGTCCCCGCTTTCCGCGAGTATCTGCAATGGGAAATCCTGGTCGACACCACGATACAGGCGCAGATTTTGCAGACGGTCTTTGCCCAGGTGCTGACGAGCGAGAAGCCGTCGGCAGAGGCATTCGAGGCCATGGAGGCGCTTGGCGAGGGGCATGACGGCAAGGAACTGCGCGACCAGTTCCGCGACTATTTCCTCGCCGTCATGGACAAGGCCGCCGAAAGCGAGATCTCGGTCGGTAGCGATCCGAAAATCTCGCATCTGGCCCCCGGCGAGAAGCTGGAGTTGATGTCAACCGGCATTCCCGGTCCGCAATTCCTGCCGGTTTCGCAGGAATTGCAGCGTGGCATGGCGCGTGCGATCGGCATCAGTGTCGCCGCCTACACCATGAACTATGAGGGCGCGACTTATTCCTCGACGCGCATGGAAGGCGCCTCGCTCTACCCGGTGGTGACACGCCGCCGTGATCGTGTGGCGTCACCCATCAGCCAGCTTGCCTACGAGCATCGCATCGATGAGGCGATCGGCACTGGCCGCATTCCCTTCAAGGGCGGCTACGCGGCGTTTGCCGCGAACCGGGACAAGGTGCTCTGGGCGTCTTGGCAGGGACCGGCCAAGGCCACTGCCGACGACCAGAAAAGCGCCAAGGCGGCCAGCGAGCGCCTGCTCAACGGCACGTCGACGCTCGATATGGAGTGCGCCGAGATCGGCGCCGACGCGGAAGAGGTCTTCGAACGCCGGAACTATTGGCATCAACGCTACAAGGATGCCGGTATGCCGTCTCCCTTCGAGCGCAATCCCGGTGCCGGTGCGCAGAAGGACGATCTGATCCCTGCCGATACCGGGTCGAAAAAGAAGGAAAACGCCTGATGTCTGCCGGCGACGTGGTCATCAACGAGGTGACGGTCAACATCGAAGATCCGTGCGCCGTCGCGACCGAACTGCGCAAGGTGGAACTGATCGTCGCTACGGGCGGCAGCGTCGCCATGACGCGCTTCGGCTCGGACGAGGTGCAGTGGTCGACGGCCAATTTGAAAGCTCTGCGCGACCTTCGTGCGCATTATGAGGGCAAATGCGCGGCCCAGTCGGGCAAGCGCCTGCGCTACGCCAAGAGGATGCGGTTCGTCCGCTAGGAAGATTCCGCTAGGAAGATCATGACATCGCTGATCCACATCGCCGACCGGGTGCTGAACCGGCCGCTCCTGGTCACGCGCGACAAGGCGCAGGTCATATTGTCCCTGCTGGCTGGTCGCATCGGCGTGAATGCACCGGAGGCGAGCAGGTTCGAAGGGTCGTCGGTCGTTGAGGACGGCAATGGGGGCCGCCGCGACGTTCCGTATCGGGTGACGAAGGATGGCGTCGGCATCATCACCATCACCGGCTCGCTTGTGAACCGCGGTGCATGGGTTGGCGCGTCTTCCGGCCTGACCAGCTATGAAGGCATCGGCTTTCAGATCAAATCCGCCGTCGCCGATCCGGCGGTGCGATCCGTCATCCTCGACATGCATTCGCCCGGCGGCGAAGCCATTGGCGCGTTCGAAGTGGCGGCACTCGTGCGCGAACTGGCTGCGAGCAAGCGCACCGTCGCCGTGGTTAACGGCATGGCCGCCAGCGCCGCCTACGCCATCGTTTCCGGCGCAGGAGAGATCGTCACCACCGAGACCGGCGTATCCGGCTCGATCGGCGTGGTGCTGCTTCATGCAGATTTCAGCCGGCAACTCGACCGCGAAGGCATCACGCCGACGCTGATCCATGCCGGCGCCCACAAGGTCGACGGCAACCCCTTCGAGCCGCTATCGGCCGATGTGCGCGACGACCTGCAGGCAGAGGTAAACGCCTTCTACGACGCCTTCCTCGCCACCGTCGCCAACGGGCGCGGCAGCCGGCTTACTGCAGCCGCTGCCAGGGCGACGGAAGCTCGCACCTTCATAGGCAAGGCCGCCGTCGAGGCGGGCATCGCAGACCGGATCGGCAGCTTCGAAAGCGTGCTTGCCGAACTTTCCCGCGCCACCACGCCGAGAGGCGGGCGCTCCACCTCGCAAGACAGGAGACCATCCATGAGCGAGACCAGCGGCGCGCCCGCCGCCGAAGATGCGGGCATCTCGAAAGCCGAACATGACGCGGCCGTGAAGGCGGCGGCCGATACTGCCAGGGCGGAAGGGGCCAAGGCGGCGACCGACCGCCTTGTCGCAGCTCTCGGCGCCGATGGCGTTAAGGGAGACGCACGGCGCATGGCGGCGGCTCTCGACCTGGCGCAGAAGTCGCCCGGCATGTCCGGCGAGGACGTAGCGTCGTATGTCACCGCCAATGTCGGCGCGACCGAGAAGGCGGACGCCGCAGCTGGCTACGAGGCCTCGCGCCTTGCGGCCGCGGGGCAGTCGCAGCCGGGGTCTGCCAAGTCGAAGAAGTCAACCATCGACACGAACGCGATCTATGCGCGCCGTGCCAAGCAGGAGGGCTGATCCATGCTGGACATCAAGACCATTGGGCCGCGCGCGCTGGCCTTCGTGCTCTCGGAAGGTAACGGGATGATCTCGCGCGAGGTCGGTACGGTGCTTTCCGGCTCGGGCAAACTCGATGCCGGCACCATCTGCGGCCAGATCACGGCTTCGAAGAAGTTCGTGCCGTCCCCGAATGGCGAGGTGGTCGGCAAGGAAGGCGCGGAAATTGCCAACGCGGTTCTCGCCTATCCCGTCAACGCAACCGACGCCGATGTCGAGGCCGTTTTCATCAGACGCGTCGCCGAGGTGAAGACGCCGATGCTGATCTTCGATGCCTCGGTCAACGACGCCACAAAGAGGGCCGCGAAGCTCACCCAGCTCGCCGCCGCAACCATCATTGCGCGATAGGAGGGCTTCATGCCTGGAATGGTAGATATCTGGGATGGTGAAGGCTTCACCATCGAATCGCTGACGGCGGCGATTAATAATGAGCCGTATCGTCCCGGTCAGATTTCCGCGAGCGGGCTGTTCGAGGAAGAGGGCGTGACCACCACGCGCATCTCGATCGAGGAACGCAACGGCAAGCTCGGCCTTGTCGAGCCCAGCAAGCGTGGCGGCCCTGGCGAAACCACCGATGACGAAGACCGCAACCTGATCCCGTTCGATATCGATCACTTCCAGCGCGACGATTCCGTGCTGGCGGACGAGACGCAGAACGTGCGGGCGTTCGGAACCACCGATACGCTGGAGACGATCCAGGATCGCGTGGAGCGCAAGGGCAAGCGGCACGCACAGGACCTGACGATGACGCTGGAGCATCTGCGCGTCGGTGCGATTAAGGGCATTGTCACTTCGAAGAGCG